TCCTGGCCTCGGAAGCCTGTCCGCGGGAAGGCGTCAAGAATGTCGTTCTCGACCCCAGCTCGATGTCCTCGATGGTCGCGACCGTGCAGGGCCTTTTCAATCCGCAGGCCAAGATCAGCGAGTACCTCAATGCCGGCATGATCGCGAAGGAGTTTGCGGGCCTTGACTGGTGGGAAGACCAGAACATCCCGGTCTTCACCGCAGGTGCTCAGGGCGGAACGCCGGTTCTCACGACTCCGATTGCCGGTACCGCCTTCCTGACCTCGGGGTGGGCGTCTTCGGGCACCGTATCGACGCAGGGCTGGTCCAACTCGACGGCCGTCATCTCGGTCGGCGACATCATCCAGTTTGCCGGCGTCTATCCGGTCAACCCGCAGAACCGCTTGCAGTACGGCAAGACGCTCCGGCAGTTCGTGGTCCTCCCGCCGGGTGGGTTCGTGGCTCCCCCGAACGGGGCGGCGGCTCCGGGTCTCACGTTCGGCGCAGCGGCTCTCGCGGCCGGTACGTTCAACCCGGTCACGGGCCTCTACACGTCGAGTGGCTCGGGCACGCTCACCCTCACGATTGGCGACTGCTGCATCTCGGCAGGGCAGTTCCAGAACGTGACGGCAGCGCCGGCCTCGGGTGCGGCGATCACGGTGAACGGCGGCACTGCAAACGCAGGCGCGGTGAGCCCGCAGGGCCTCGTGTTCCACAAGTACGCCTATGCGCTGGCGTTCGCCGACTTGCCGCTGCCCCGCGGTGTCGAGTTTGCGGCTCGCGCGTATGACGACGAAGACGTGGGCATGAGCATTCGCTGCGTCACGCAGTACACCATCAACAACGACTCGGAGCCGACGCGGTGCGACGCACTCTACGGCCCCGGCTCGCTGTACCGGACGCTCGGCATCCGGATTGCCGGTTAAAGGAGACCTGAAATGACGACGACTCTCAACAGCCCGGCAGTCACCTCCACCCCTAACACGGTGGCGGGTTTCACGCCGGTCAACTCGCAGACCAACTCGAACCCGCAGCTCAGCAACGGGTATCGACTCCTCGGGGTGGCCCGAGGGGTTTCGGGGGCGGTCACGGGCGATGCGGCCACGATGCAGATCATCAATGCCTCCAGCTATGCCCCGGCCCTGATCGTGACCTCGAACGGTCAGGTCTCCGGTGTGGCGGGAAGCATTGCCACCCTCGCGCTCGGTGTCTTCACCGCAGCGGCAGCGGGTGGCTCTGCCATCAAGGCCAATGCAGCGCTCACCAACAACAGCGCGGCGAACTCGTCGATTGCCCTTGCAACGACCATCGCCAACCTCGGCTTCACGACGCAGACGCTCTACATCAACGTAGGCACTGCACTCGCGAACTCGACGGTTGACCTGTTCCTGTACGGCTACGACATCTCGTAATACCCCGGGGGGAGGACCGACACTCCCCTTTTTAGGAGCTTCCAATGCCCGTTGGACCGACGATCATCACCCGTGGGAACATCGACAGCACGTTTATTCTCACGATCTCACTCACCCCTGTCGCGACCGCTTCTGCGACCACGGCCGAGCAGACCTTCACCGTCCCCGGCCTTCAGTTGGGCGACCAGATTTCCGGGATCACCGCGCAGTTTGCGTTTTCGAGCCTCGTTGACATGGTGAACTACCGCGTCAGCGCGGCAAATACACTCTCCATCGCCTTCAGCAACAGCACGGCCGGTTCCCTGACCTATCCATCCGGTTCGTTCTATGTCGAAGTCAACCGCCCGTCGGCCGGCTTCGTGATGACCGGTATCCAGTAATGCCGCGCGCTACCAAGATCGTCACGGGAACCGGCGCGGTCACGGCGACGCTGTTGCCTAGCGCGTCGGTGTTCTACGGGATTTCCGCCACATCGGCAGAGGCCACCACGTTCTACGTGAAGCTCTGGTGGGAGGGGACGGGAACGGCGCCCCCTTCCGTCGTGGGCGGTGCGCAACCCGCGACGGTCCTTCCAACCGCCGGGACCACCGTTCCGCATCTCGTCTTTCAGGTGCCGACGACGGGACTTCCCCTATCCGTGGCTAACGTGGAGGTCAACAACGGCGGCCGGATCTGGTACTGGATCGCGGGAGGCGCGGCGGATTCGAGCACGACTGCGCTCGTGGCGGGCGGGGATAACATCACCTTCGTCTACGACTGATGGCCTCGCTCTACATCGAGGAATTCCAGGGCGTCGGCCAGCCACAGCAGGCCCGTGACTTCATCGGCTCTGCCCTTGCCACCGCCCTTCTTCCCTCGATCTCCCAGCCCGTCATCACGATCACCGGAAGCTCCACGCCGTCGGTCGCTTTCAGCAAGCAGACGATCCTGATACGGGTGCATTGCGATGCGGTGTGTTCGGTGAAGGTGGGCGGACTCACGCCCGTGGCGACGGTGCAGAACATGCGCCTCGCGGCCAATCAGACCGAGTATTTCAGCGTGTATCAGGGAGAGGCCCTTGCCGTCATCGCCAATGTTTGATCGCCTCAGGAACCTCTTCAGCGACAAACCCGAGCCGCCCAAGTCCGCGAACGCATCAAAACCCGACGATGATGCCAAGCGCAAGGCGTGGGTAGTCATGGAGGACGGGCGCGTGGGCTACATCCATCACTACAAGATCAACGGCCTCTTTGGGGTGCGCCCGGTCGGCTTTGAGTCGGGCCTTCACTACCCCAACACCGCCGCTCACTGGACCCCCGAGCAGCGCCTGACGATCCCCGAGGAACTGGCGCTATCCATTTGCGAGCTTCGCGGCGCGCGCGAGGACGAAATTCCGCCGATGTGGCGGCCTTAAGGAACAACCATGATCCTGACTTACGCCGACTCGGCCTCGGAATTCCAGGCGCTGTTCAACGCGACTTTTGCAGGCGCATGGAACACGATTGCCCAGAACGCCGCCTCGCCCGCGACAAACATCTACATGTCGTTGCACAACGGCACTCCCGGCCCTACGGGCTCACAGACGACCAATGAGACCGCGTACACCAACTACGCCCGCCTCGCCATCGCCCGCACCACGGGTGGATGGACGGTCACTACCGGTTCAGGAACCACGTTCTCCAGCGTCGCCAATGCGGCGGTTGCGACTTTCGCGACCTGTGGCGTGACCGGCGACACCCTGACCCACTGGGGGCTTGGGCTCTCAAGTTCCGGCGCCGGAACGCTACTGGCGTTCGGTCCGCTCGGCCCCGTGGCGGGTCCTGACGTACCGTTCACCTGTACCGCCGCCGCCCCCGGCGTCCTGACGGCCTACGGCTATACGCCGACCGTCAATGACCGAGTGATGGTCGCGCAGTTGCCGGGAAACGAAGGACTCCCGACCGGACTCACCGAGGGTACGATCTACTTCGTCGGTACGGCTCCGGGCGGCCAGACGCTGACGCTCTCGACTACGACCGCGAACGGCGCTCCGGTCACGACCTCGACCACAGGTTCCGGCCTCATCTACAAGGCGGGACCGCTCGTCGTCTCCATCGGCATTGCGCCGACGTTCTCCGCCGGCTCCATCTCACTCTCGAAGGCATGACCATGTGGCAACACGACTCGATGCAGAACCACGTCTGCGAGCACAACGGCAAGAAGCTCGAGATGAAGCGGCGCCTGAATCCCGCGGGAGAGAGGGAGTGGGTGGGGTTCATTGACGGCGAGGAAACCGACCTCGTGATGTCCCACGATTCCCCCTTGGGGGACGCGCTGATCGCCCGGGCTGGCTGATTCTGCACTGCGATTTAGGAGGCTGAATGTCGAGTTCCAGCGTAGGCGCACTGATCGCGCGAATACCGGTCCAAGGTATTCTGTACAACACCTACACGACCGCGAAGTCGATGCTGACCAGCACGGCCTCGGAAGCCTCCTCTGGCTTCTGTTCCCTGCCGTCCAACTTCTTCCTTCGCGGGGGTTGTGTACGCATCACGGTCCATGCGGGGATCTCCAACCGCGTGACTGGACCGGATACCTTCACCATCAACATCATGGTGGGGTCGGTCATCGCCTTCACGACCGGGGCGATCAACCTCACCACGACTGCCCACACGACGATTCCGGCCGTCTTTACCTTCTACCTGACCTGCCAGAAGGAAGGCGCTGGAACCACGGCCCAGTTGATGGGTCAGTGTTTCGCGCAGGGCCAGATGATCGCGATGGCGGCCTCTCTCGCAGACGGTGTGGCGAATACGGGCTGGGCGATGGCCCCCAACACCGCCCCGACGCTCGGAACCGGCTTCGACTCGACCATTGCGGAAAGCCTCGACTTCTTCGTGGCGCAGTCGGTCTCGAACGCGGGTAACGGCTTCCAGCTCGCCCAGTACTGGGTGGAGAGCCTGGGGAACACCGCCGTCTAACGCGGAGGCGACGGTATGACGATTACCGTCGTCCAGAAAAGCACGCAGGGCAACGCGACCGCGACGCCCGGCACGACGACGTTTCCGAGCCTTCCCACGGCCGGTAACACGATCATCGTCACGCTGGCGCTGTTCTCAGCCACAGCGGTAACGGTCACCGACAACCAGACCGGCAACACCTACACGCTGGTCCCGAGCACGAGTTCCTTCACCGCCTCGGCGTGCGGTGTGGCGATGTACATCTGCTCGAACGTCAAGGTCACGACCGGGACCTTCACGGTCTCGGCCGCGATCACGGGCGCATCGATTGTCTGTATCTCGGAGGCCATCGAGGTCTCCGGGCTTGCGAGCAGCCCGAACGATCAGGCGACGGCCAGCAAACTCGCCTCGGCTTCGACGACCCGAACCGTCACGGCCCCCGGAGCCAACGCACAGGCCAACGAACTGGTGGTGGCGGTGCTCTCGGCCGATACGGGGTCCGCCTCCTCCGCGATCACCGATCCGCCGACGACCGGCTACACCTCGATGATGGTGCAGCAGAACGGTTCTACGTTCGTCGGAGCGGAGGCTGCCTACAAGGTCGTCACGGCGGTTGAGACCTCCTCGGCCGTCTGGACCAGTTTCGCCTCGGCCAGCACGAGCGCATGGGCGATCGCGACCTTCAAGGCCGCGCCGAGCGGCGGTCTCAAGCAAGCCCGCTGGATACCCGGACGAAAGTGGGGGCAGCCGGGATCGGTCTTTCCGACCGCGAAGCTCGATACCACCTACGTCCCCGCCTCCAATACCGTGGCTGGGGCTGCGATTGGGTTCTCCTCGACGGTCGGAGTTGCCGGAGTTGCGGCTTCCCTCGCCGCGAGCGGGCTGTCCGGATCGGCAGGTATCTCCCAGCCATCGGGCGGCCTACAGGCTTCCGGCCTCTCCTCCACCACAGGAATAGCGCAGGAAGGAGGGGGAGAGAACGCGGATGGGATCTCCGTTTCCATCGGCGCCGCGCAGCCTTCTGCCTCGGTACAGGCCGTTGGAGTTTCGGCGAGCGCCGGATCTTCCCAGGCGGCCGCGCTACTGGGCGCTTCGGGCCTCTCTTCCAGCATCGGGATAGCGGACTCCAGTGGCCCGGCACCTACCCAGTCCGCCGCAGGCGTGTCGATATCCCTGGGGGCGGCCCAGCCAGCCGCGTTTCTGGGAGCGACCGGACTCTCGATCACGCTGGGGACTGCGCAGTCTCTCGCCGGGATCGCGGCTGCGGGACTGTCATCGACGGTTGGTATCGCGGATACCAGCGGGCCGAGCGGGGCGAGTTCGGCTATCGGATTAAGCGTGACGGTTGGGATATCCCAGCCCGGCGCTTACCTGCAAGCGATTGGGTTCAGTTCGACGGCAGGCAGGGCAGACACCTCGCCTCCTTCTCCGGGTGGGACTGCGCTCCACCAGATCAACATCGGCGTTTCGTTTGGACTAGGCCTCTCACGCATGGGCGGACGTTAATGGCGACAGCTCTCGACATCATCCAAGGCGGGTACCTCAACATCAATTCCTACTCGCCCGGCGTCGCCTTGGGCGCGCAGGAGACGGCGGTGGGGCTTGCGGTGCTGAATGACCTGCTGGAGAGCCTTTCTACCGACAAGTGCTACGTCTACACGCAGCAGGAAAACGTGTTCGTCTGGATCGCCAACCAGTACCTGTACACGGTCGGCAACTACACCGGGGGCACCTTTACCGGCACGCTGACCAGCGGCAGCCCGACGATCACGGGCGTGACGGTCCCGGCCTCCATCGTCGCCAATGCCACGGCAACGCTTGCGAGCGACATCACCGACTTGCAGGGCCTCGTTCCCGCCGGAACCACCATCGTATCGGTCGGCGCGACGACAGTGACGATGAGCGCCAACGCGACCGCGAACAGCAGCGGCCTCGATACGTTCACCTACACGATCCCGGGCAATATCAAGATGGCCCGCCCGCTTCGGTTCAACAACGGCTTCACGCGCACGACCGCCTCGGGGATCTCTAACCTCGACTATTCGTTCAGCTTCATCAGTTTCGACCGGTACAAGGAGGAACTGCTCAAGAACGTGCAGGGACCGTGGCCGTACGTTGCCGCATGGCAGCCGACGTTCCCGCTCGGCAACCTGTACGTGTACCCGGCGCCGGGCGCGTCCTATACGGCGCACCTGTTCACCGACCTGATCCTGCCGTCCTTCGCGACCGCGACCGCCGCCTATTCCCTGCCTCAGGGCTACACGCGAAGCCTCAAGAAGCTGTTGGCGCTCGAGCTGGCACCGATCTACGGCAAGACCCCATCGCCCCTGCTCATCTCTCAGGCGCGCGAGGCGAAGGATCTGCTGAAGGCATTGAACGATTCCCCGGTCGTTGCGCTCAGGTTCGATTCGGCGATTGCGCGCGCGCAGACCGCTGACGCCGGGTGGATCATGACGGGCGGCTTCCACTAGTGGAGCCGTTCGATATCCCGATTGTCGGCGGCAGTTACGTCGCGCCGAACTTCCTGCAATCGCAAGCCGATCTCATCAACTGGTACTGCGAGACGGCGGGGTCGAAGGACGCGAAGGAGGTCTTGGCGCTTCTCGCCACCCC